TACAACTGGAAATGCTTTGATTTGTTTTCTTATAACATATTCCTCTAGCAATGTCAACGCATACTTCATAACAATAGCACCTGCTCCTTGTAATAAAGTATTCAATGCTGCGTGAGGATGTCTTATTATTATTTTTCTTTGGTCGAGTCCTCTGACCCATCTTCGTTGAGCCACTCGTTCCACTTTTTCTCGTAAGCTTCTAAGACTTGGTGTTGCTCTAAGAAATTTTTCTTTAGCTCTTTCGCCATCTCTTTCCGAACCTCCAATGATACTTCCGATTTTTTTTGAACCTGCTCCATAGATAAATGCGTAGATAAAAGTCTTCGCCTTATCTCTTGATTCCAAACCAGCAGCAGCTTGATTTGCTCTGTGTATATCTCCATTAACGACTTCATATGTGTACCTTTCATCATTCATGTAGTGTGCTAACATTCTTAACTCAAGTCCAGAAGCATCAACACCTACTAATTTATAACCTTTGTTTACTGTCCATAATGCCCTACATTCTTTACCATAAGGAGAGTACACAGCAGGAATTTGAGCCATGTTGGGCGACTGGTGGCTCATTCTTCCAGTTATTGTACCATTGGTAATAACTTTGCCATGTACTCTACCATCTTCCTTAATGCCTTCAATCCAAGAATTAACTTGAGCAATTCTTTTCTGTAACATTAAGAATCTGTTTATTAATTTAGCTTCAGGTATATTATGTATTTGAGATAATACTTTCTCATCAACAATCACATGACCTTTATCTGTTTTCTTCTTAGGTTTCCACCCAAGTAACATTAATCGTTCAGCAATCTGTTGCCTTGAACCTAAATTAAATTCTTTGTATTTAACTTTAATAAAGGGAACACCCTTTACATAACCTCTTGCTTTGTTATTAGACTTAGGTATAAACTCTTCTTCTATTTTCATTGGAGGAAAAGTTTGTCTTACCTTAGTAGTTAAGTCATTCATATCTTCTTGAAACTTAGATTGTAATTCATATGCTTCAACAACATTAATTTTAAATCCTCTCTCATGTTGTTTCTGAATTATTTGTGCAACTCTATGTTCAAGTTCAACTGATTGACCAAAGTCTGTTGTCTTCTTAATTAAAAATTTATAAAGTCTTTCAGTTAGTTCAACATCATTTCTACAATAGGTTAACATATCTTCAGAGAAATAATCAAACTGTTCAAAGTGTATTTTGTTTTGACCTAACTTAGTACCCCAATTTCTTAATGAGTGTCCACCTTCTATCATAGGATTTAATAATCTAGATAAAACTAAAGTGTCAGTTACTTTACAATTTGCAAATACATCATAACCAAAAATAGTATTGACAACTGGTATATCAAATCCAATTATATTATGACCTATAACTTCATCAGTTTGCTTTATTAGTTCAGCAAATCTATGTAACCTATCTTCTTTAAACTGATAATAAGTATCGCCATGTTTACAAACAATACACCATATCTTATCAGCAGTCATGGTTGTTTCTATATCAAATACAACTTTATTAAAAGTCATCTGACTTTACCTCATTAAGTCTACCAGTATCTATATCATATTTTAAATCACAACAAGGACCAGTAATACCAGAGAATCTATTCTTTAATACTCTTATCCTAGTGGTGTTCCGAACATCAGGGTCATCGTTCTGTGCGTCTCTCTCAAGCCCAATAACCATGTCACTTAGCTGTCCTATACTAGCCGAACCTCTAAGTTGTGATAGTGAAGTTGATGCTCCCTCTTCATGACCTTTACCTTCAGGTCTTCTAAGGTGAGATACAACTATCATTGATACCCCTGTCTCTTGAACAAGTGTTCTAAGTCTAGTCATAATTTCATCCAATGCTCTTCTCTCATCACCATGTTGTTGGTCAGATACAATAATACTTATATGGTCAATGACTACATACTTACAATCTAAACCTTTAGCTAAGAACCTAACTCTTGAAACAATATTATCAATAGAGTTAGAACCAAAGTGGTCAAACATAAATACTCTACCAGTACCTACTGTTGCATCAAAGTATGTTTTCATTTCTTCTTTACTTACATGAACATCTGGTAAGTGTAGTCTTTGATTAGCTTCAACACTCATCAAACCTTTTGAAGTTATGACTGGTGTTTCTTCTAACATTAACAAACCTATATTATCTTCTGTTGATTTTATAATGTGATGTACTACCTCTCTCATTACTTGTGTCTTACCTAGTCCAGACCCTGCTGTAAATGTAACTAACTCTGAAGGTCGTAGACCATAAGTAATTTTATTCAATCCTTCAAATGGATATTGAACAAATGATTTAGTGATTGGTTTTAATACATCATCTAATAATGTACTAGCATTTATAATTCCATCAGGTGCAAATACTTTAGCATCCCAAAATGTTTTATTATATATTTGTATTTTGTTTTGTGTTAAACAATCTGAAGCATCTTTTAATCCTTCAGGTAAATGCATTATCTTACATTTTCCTGGAGAGAATAACTCTGCAACTTTCATTGCACCTTCTCTACCATGCTCATCGTTATCAAAATTTATAATAACATTATCAAAATTCTTTTCTAACCATTCTAAACTTGATTTAATATCTTTAACTGCTGAAGATATTCCATTCTTAATACTAACAACTGGAGTATGATATGTTCCTTTTAACATCATCTGATAAGATGATAGAGCATCCAACTCTCCCTCTGTTATAATACAATATTTATTTTTAGCAAATAGATGTTGACCAAACAATCCAGAATCTTTTGTATTACCTTGAATACTAAATTCTTTTAGCTTAGTGTATCTAGTTTTAGTTGCTATCTTTGAGCCTTGTGTATCGTGATATGGGTAGTAATGATTAGTTATAGTACCCATGTTATCCATCTTAACTGTGACACCAAACTTTTTACAGGTGTCTTCAGAAATATTTCTATCTATAATTTCTGCATAGTTAGATTCTTTCATGAAGTCTTTTACTTCATATTCATTTTTACTTTGTGTTGTTGTTGGTTGTAGTTCCATATCATATTCCTTTATAAATTCTTGACATGAAAAACAATAAGCTGAGTTGTCTGCGTTAACAGATACTGCGTCACTACTAGAACATAGTGGACAGGGTAGGTGATATTTTACAAAACCTTTTTTATTTATTTCTTCCATTGTCGCCCTTAGTTAATTTTAATTGAGTCCAAAAAAAAGGAGTGGCAATTTCTCGCCACCCCCTCGGAGTAAGAAAAAATGAAATTTAATTTTCATTTCAACAGTTGGATAGTACTAAAAATCATCCTTGATGTCAACACCACTTGAAGAAGTTTCGACTGCATCAAAGTCTTCCCTCGGTGTGTACTCTATTAAGTCAATTACTTGTACTGCTTGTAAGTCTAAACCCATTCCCTTCTTACCTTTGAAGTTCCATTCGTATGGTTTATACATTACTTTGACTTTACTTCCATTACCTACTATTTTATCTAGTGGGTTCTTAGCACCATCAACTAATTGTGGTTGAGTATTCTTATCACCATTAGCTTTCTGTACTTTTCTTTTGAACCTTACTATATTTGGAATAGTCTTCTCATCAATAGTAGTTTCCCCAAGTGCTATGCCTTGGCTCTTTAATTCATCTGCTGACTTATCATCAACTGCTAAATCAATTCTCCACATAGGTTCAAACTTTTCGTTTGGTCGTGTCAGAGAAGCCCAGTAAGCTGTGCCTTCAATTATTGCCATATGTATTTTCCTTTATTGTTATTGTTAATTATTATTGTACTTCTATCAAATTTAATCATCGTTGTCAACACTTGGTTCATCTTTTTTTTCAAGCATTTCTTCTATCTTTTTGTCGATGTTTAGTTTAATAGTTTGTTTCTTGTTCAGCTTTTCCTGAAGTTCACCTATCTTAGAACCCATAGATTGAATATCATTATTAGCCTGTTCTAATTGTATTAGAATTTGTTTAATCTTACTATCCTTTTGATTGATAGTTTCATTTAATTCCTGTTTCTCTTTTGTTAAATCAGAAATACTAGACTTATATTCTTTTAATAAAGATTTATCTGTCATGTTTATATTGAATAACATCCTTCATTAAATAATTCTTTGATTGGAATTACTACACATTTAGATGCTCTATAATCTCCTATGTTTTTAGTGTGTGTCTTTTTATATTTCTTAACTATCTTCTTTAGTCTTGATACTCTGAATACTAACATACAATGTTCTTTGCCATTAAGTTCTAAGATATGAAACCACCATTTAGATTCTGTCTTATCTATACCTGAAGGTTTATCTCTGTACTCATACTCAATAGCAATATTGCCTGTCTTTCTCCACCAACTTCTTTCAGTTTTAATTTCAACTTTACTTCCTTTAAGTAAGTCGGCTACTCTCTTCTCTCTTATTTGTCCATACTCTAAGTCTAAATCAAACTTAGTATTCTTTCCTGTTGCCATTAATATTTTTCCTGTTGATGAAAGCTACAAATATAATGAGTTAAAAACTTATGAATATTTTTATTCTTAAAAAGTTTCTTAGCATTAGCCTTATGTAATTGTTTAAACTTTCGGATTATAAATGTTGGTTCTAAATTTGCGTAATCGCATATCTCACAAAAGTGTGAGTCAGTTTTTGAAAACCAAGCCTTAGCTTCTTTGATGATTTGTATTCTACTATTTCCCCATGCATGAATATCTATATCTAATGCATCCATGATTGCTCTAACAATAACACTTCTATATAATAATACTTCAGGAGTTATTGCCCTACCTTCGCCTTCACCTATGTTGTGAGTTGTGCTATTGTTCAATATCATATTTCATTTTATCAAACACCTTTTCTAATAAAGACTTTTTATTCTGCTTTATAATCTTCGAATGAAACTGTTTTGTTCGTAGACTTTTCGCTATCGGATTTTTTGATTTTATTTTTAAATGTTTCTTCATCAATCTCTTCTACTGTATGTCTACTATGTTTCACTTCCTTACTAATTATATTTGAATATGGACTCCAATTTATTTTCTCTTTAACTTGTGCTAATGTAGTACCTGAATTATAATAGTCTTCAACGCATACATCTACATTGACCCATGTTTTTTTTAAAAAGAATTTATTGCTCATATTGGTTTGTCCTGTCTGTTAAGTTATGTTGGATAAAAGATTTTGTCTTTTGTTTAAAGACAGTATCTCTATTATACATTATAACTTTTGTCTTAGCAACCTCTCTAAAAAATAAATATTATGTAATAATATCAGTAGTTTAAAGAGGTTCAGGGTGTTGCCTTTCTATTGTAAGTTGTATTAATATTATGATGGTTGATGTCCAGTTTCTAAGAACACTTTCCATTCTTTTCTAAATGCAAAATCACATAAGTCAAACTGTGTCATTGCATCTTCTAAATCTATTGCATTAATAAATAAATGTACATTAGTTTTAATATTGTGAAACATATAAACATTATTGATACTATCAACTTCATGTCCACAATCTTCATGTTTTTCTTTTTTCTTTTTCTTAGTCATTAATATATCTCCTTTGATAATGACTTCATTACTTGTTCTTTAATAATTGATTTAACTTTTTTATTTCTAGTTCCTCTACCAAATCCCATAACTTCTACATGGGTATCAAACCAATCGTTTGTTTCTTTTTCTTTATCTATTTTTTTCTTTACTGTTTTTCTTTTAGTCATGCGACCTCCTTTTTTATTTCATAATGTTTTATTATTTTATTTAACTTATCTTTTTTTATAATACTATAAGGTAATATAATTTTAGCAAACTCTAAAGCTTTTTTATGTGATACTTTCCATCGCCATTGAGGTTTAGTACCTAACCATTTTTCATGTGCTTCTCTATAAAAAATATTACCAAACCCAACAGTATCTTTAATCCAATTAATAACTTCTTCATTGGTCATAGAAATTTCACAAGTGTGAACAGTATAAACCTTATTAGATTTTTTCTTTAAAGAGTTATAAATAGAAACGCAACCATCAGCATCAAATAGACCTGCTAAAAAAGCATCCTTTTCTATTTGATAGAGTTCAGAGTTACTCAAGCTACCTCCTTTAAAATTGTTATTGCTCTTGCGTGTGCAGGATACCTTTTAATATATCCTTTCCATTCTATGTACCCAAGCATTTGATAAACACCACTCTTTGATTTAATATTCATGTACTCTCTTATCTCATCAAACTTAGGCATTATCTCATGCTTCTTTTTATAAGCTACTAAATATTTAAATAACTTTAATTGTCTTGGTGTTAACATATCTTTCTCCAACCATTTATAATTTCTTCCTGCCATAATTAAAAAGGAATACCATCATCATCTACATTGTCTTTGTGATGATAAGCAACACTTTGTTCAAACAAAAAGTATTCTATATCTTTATAATCTTTTTCTTCAGTCATTAAGTTTGCATAGTAGTCAGCACTATGTCTATTAATAAATTGTTTCTCTAACATAAATCTATCTTGACCTTTAAACTTACTCATCACCATATATTTTTTAACTGTTTTATTTTCCATTTTTATTTTTCCTTTTTTTATTATGCATACCCATATACCATTCTGAAGGTTCATAGTTCCACTTCTTACCATGATGTCCTCTCATATCAGCATACCACATACGCAATCTTACTATTAATTTTTTAAAAATCATACTAATCTTATACCACAAATAAAAAAAATGTCAAGCATTAATTTACTACCTTTGCTTTACATATATTATTTTCTATTAACCAATGTGCTTGTCTGCCAAACCAACCTTGAAGCTTCCAACAAACTCCAGTATCAATTAACATTTGCCATGCTCTTAACTCTTCCTCTGCACTATCACTTGGTATATAACCTTCAGCTATACCTACTGCTTGATGTATGTCCACTACTAACTCCTTTACTAAGTTTATCTTTTTATATTTTCTATAGTATTCAAGTTCAACTCTATTCTTAAAAACTTTCCTACCAAAAATTGGTTTATTAACTTTAACTTTTTTACTCATCTTCTATCCCTAGCTTTGATTAAGTTATGTTGTTCTATAAGTATAGCTTCTATCATTGCTAACTTACTCTCATCCCTTTGTGTCCACTCTGAATTATTCATTTCAATAATGTCATACTTCCAACTCATCCAGTCTTCAAGTATTTCCTTCATCATGTCCTCTGTCATACTTTTGTACTTGCTCCTTTCAATCTATATTTTTCTTCTCTATATTCATCATAACTTTCAGTAGTTTTATTCCAAGTTAATCTAATGTTATCTCCTACATAATAGACACCACACATTGACATAACTTTAAAATCTTTCTTATAGCATTGCTCCATACCATCAAATCTTACTATCCTACATCCATCACCAGTCCAATATCCACCACCTTCTTCATCATCCTTAGTTATATTTTCATAAAAGAAATGATTTAATATTCTATAATCATAGTCATCACCTTCATGTCCAATGTCATCTAATTGTTTGTCATTGTATATATGTCTATGTTTATATTCAGCTTCACCATTTTGTTCGTGAAATTCACACAACCAATACTTCATACTTCCCTCCTTAATCTTTTATATTCTGAATACATCCTTTGTAATTCATAACTGTTACAATTAAAAATAAAAAATGCAACTTCATCTCTCATTTGTTTTCTATCTTCTTGAGCCTTAGCTTTGTTCTTATCTATCACTTCAAAATGTTCTGGTGTTAGTGTTGTCATGTTATTAACTCCTCTTGTATCTCTGATAAGTAGTCATCTATTGATTGACTTATCTCATCTGGTAGTTCAACTATTGTTTTCTCTGTTCCATTAGTTAAGAATATTTTTATTAACCAACTATCTATTCTTAAATCTCCTTGCTCATCTACACTCATTGATTTAACTCCTCTATTATATTATCATATAAGTTTAAACCTTTAGCCATATCTCTTGCTGTTCCCTTACAAATACAAAAAGCTACAGTATTAATAGTACCATTTTGTAAATCATACTTAACTGCTGTATCCTCAGAAAAATAATTTCCATCTGTCATTTCATCTATATTATCTTTACTAATTTTTATACTCATCATACTCCTCATCATTTTCTTTTTCATATACTGCTTTGTTGTATGCTCTTATAACTACATCCTCATTTAGAAAGTACCCAGTATTATCTTTCATAAAATATTTTTTAAATAAAATAGTCTGTACCTCTGGAAGACTTGGTGTTGTAGTTCCTTGTACAATATTCATTACCTCTTCTTGTACATCTATGATTGCTTGTTTAACTTTAGCCATGCGTCTATCTCCTCCTGTTTTATATTTAATGAAGCTATCAATCCTTCTACACTCCAATGTTTATTGTAAGCTAATTGTCCTACTGGTCTTGTATCTGGTTTTACTTTAGTTCTATATTTCTTTTCCATTAGTCTGCTGTATCTCCTTCTATTTCTATTTGTGTATCGTCACCATATTCAGTTCCATTGAATACAACTTTACATTTAGGATAGTCTTCGTGTTCTACAATAGAAGTTTCACCCTCAGTAAATGAACCCCAATCCATTCCTATTTCTTGTACCTCTTCCTCAGTTAATTTTCTAGGTGAGATTATACTCCACTCTCTTACATCAACTGATTGCTCTGTATATTTATATTCATACTCACTCATTATATTACTCCTCCTCTAGTTCATCATTATTTAATTTATCACATAAACTTTCCATATCATTAGCATCAAATTTTATTTCTGTGATATGTTGGTCTTCACTAATAGTTGGAAATTGATTTTCTAAATTTTTTCTTACATGACTGTACCAAATTTTTTCATCTCCTGTTGAACTATCATACTCCCATAATCTATATATTATTCTATCTGCCATTATATTACTCCTCCCATTTCAAAATCAAACTCTAACTTTTCTAATAAGTATTCTTTATCATAGTCATCAGAGATTTCATTAGGCTCATACTCATCAGAATAAAAATCTCTGATAGCAGTTTCCATAACATCAAAGTCTTGTCTACCTCTTATGATTTCAATAAGAATTTTTATTTCATCCTTACTGAAATGGTCTTTAATTTCTTTAGTTGTTTTCATTTTACTCCTTTGTATTTATTAAACCTATCTTTATTGAAAGGTGTTTTAGTCAAGCCCTCTTGACCCTCTGTATCTGATAGAGAATACTTTGAGTTAGGGTCATCCTCTCTGTATTCTTTTAACAAGTTGACTGCTTCCTCTTGTGTCCAAGCTACATCAACTGTAAACATTGGGTCGCCTTGTATCTTACATTTAATAAATAACATTTTACTCCTTTGTTTATATTTATTTATTCTGGTCTACTATATAATTGTGGCAACAATATGTCAACCAAGAATTTTGTTTCAACAATAGAATGCGATTAGTTGTCACACCTATATAATGTTTTGTAGATGTTCTCTTATACATCTAAAAATTTCTGGTATAAGTATATATATAAAATCATTAGGGTTATTAATAATAATACTATTACACATATCTTATTATCTATATAGTTAATACCAGTAGTCATCTAAATTCTCTATAGTATATTCCACTACTTTATATTCTTCAGTTCTCTTCATACTTTTTCTACCAAACTCTTCAGCATTTTTTTCTTGAGAGAATACTGTGTTAGTAAATAATCTATAGTCTTTATCTTTTTTCTTTTTAAAAATTATAAAGTACATTATAATTCTTCTCTCTCTAATTCAAATGAAAATCTATTAGTCATCTTCAAATAATCTATGTTATGTTTAGTCAATGCTTCTTGCCCATATATAACTGGCAACCAACAGTCATCTTTATTAACTACATAATATAAATCTCTACCATACTTATTTAATTTTCTTAACATTATATGTATCTTACTTTGTTCAGTCATTGTTTCCTTTCTGTTCTGTGTTTGTTCCTATAGTCATTGTACCCTTAACACCATAATATTCTGGTGTGTATTGATTGTTTTTAATTGTATCATAAAGTATTTCTACTCTCTGATAAATATCTGACAAGGTAGTATAGAGTATAGGTTTATCTTCTAACACTCTTGTTTTCTGTTCATGTAATAGTTCTAATATTTTTACTAACTTCATTTCAAATTTTAGTTCTTTCATTCAACTACCTCTAATGTAAATGGTTTAGGTTTAGGATAATAATTATTCTCTGTACTCATATTATCATAGCAATCAATAAAATCTGACACATCATTTTCATATCTTATATTAAGTTCATCCTTACCAACACATAACGAAACATAATCATCTATTATTGCCACCTCAACATTATCAGTTTTATATTCTCTCTTCAATGCTCTTGCTATTGCACATTTATTGTTATCACATTGAACACCATTTTTTATATCATCATCTGTTATATCTATTAGTCTTATCATCTATCCTCCAGTTTATTTATTACTATATAAATTATAGTTCCACCTATTGTTATTGCTATCAGTCCTACTAATAACATTCCTAGTCCATAACCTATTGTCATTTAAACATACTCCTTACTATCATAACCAAACCAAACAAAATTAATACTTGTAATTCCATTGGTGCGTCTATAATTATTTCTATCATTCAATCTCCCAACCTAAATCAATTAAGTATTCTTTAAACTCTTCTTGATTTAAATCTTTTACATTATCATCAAACCAAGAATAGAGTACTTGATTAACAAATTCTCTGTCACTCCAAGCACTCTCAACTTCACCTTGTATATATTCTTCTTTACTTATCATTTATCCTCCTAGCTTTTTCTTTCTACCTAATGGAATTTTCTGTTCCTTTTGTAGTTCAACATTATCTTTATACCATATTACTTTTACATCTGTTGCTTTAGGATACTTAGCTTGAAAACTTTTAACTGCTTTCTTATATCCTCTGCTTTCAATCTTCTCTTGAGATTGATGTTCAACATCTTGGAATATAAAAGTATATTCTTTTTTATCACTCATTATAATAACTCCTCTAATGTTTTATCTATCTTGCTATATCTATCTCTCTCAATCTTTAAACCCATTGGAAGTTTAGTATTTTCTAATTCAGTTATATCAACATAACCTATTTCTTTTTCATGCCAATCAACCAAACCAAATGCAACATTAGTATATGGATTTAATTCTGTTAGATACCATGTACCACTACCAGTTGGATTAAAAAGTTTTACTACTACCTTATGTTTCTTAGGTTGTGTTGCGTTCTCATTCTCTCCATGATTTTTAATTAACTTATCTCTTTGTGCTTTAGTAAATAGTTTCATTAGTCCTCCATTATTTGTTTTATTTTATATAACTTATCACTCATTTTAAATAAAGTATCATTATTAATATCATTATCAAGTTCTAATTTACTTTGATTTTTTAATAACACTCTAACTAAATAAGTTATATCCATATCTTTATATTGTATCCATTCTTTTTTAGATTTAGAATAATAACTATGCTCTAAAAATTCCATTATATCACATGGATTTTTTCTGCCTGTCTGTATCTCTAGAATTTTAAAATGATTTTCTAAAGTGTATTGATTATATTTTTTCATTACTCCTCCTATATTAGTTTACCAGTTTTATTTATTTCATCTACAAATTCATCAACATTCTCATCAATGATTTCTTCTTGCTCATCTATTGCATTAACAGTCATCATACCTTTATCAATTAAGGTTTGGATTTCTGGTTGTTCAATAAATTCTTTTATACTCATTTCTTTTTTAAACATCTTAACTCCTATTTGTTATTGTTATTATTGCTTACCAAATAATTATGGCAAGATTATGTCAATCATAATTTTATTTATTAATAATGTGGATTTAGATAAGGGATATCCTCCTCAATTAATTCTATACTACATCTTAAACTTTCCAAATGTTTTTTAAATAATTCATCATCTGGATTATCTAAAATATTATCTTTTTTTCTATCAAAAATTTCACTTAAAACTTCAATAGCTTTTCTGTACTTCCATTGTTTAAATTTATAGTTCATTCAACCTCCAGTTGTTTAATCGTGGCAATACCACATTGTATTTTTATATTTTTTAGCATTTAATTCCATTCTTAAATCTTCCATACTTGCATTAAAAGTTTTATAAAACTTATCTATATCTTTAATAAGATTGCATTCTTTTAATATGTCATTCACTCTCTCAACTCTATGCTCATGTGAGTTGTAATAGTTATATAGTTTTTCTGTTTCTTTAAATTGATTAGGCTTAGTCATTTTCTCTCCATTTGTTATTGTTAATTGTTAGTGTTTACCATAACTCACATTTTTTATTTCTTTATTCCAACACATTCGACAATCTCCACAATGTCCAAAATCTAATTCTTTTTTTTGTTCTTTAGAATAATTATCGAATTCATTTGTAGTATGTACCTTTTTATTTTTATCAGTCAAATAAGCTTTACAACTAGGGTTATTATCGGTTACTACTGTTGATGTATATTCCCATGCTTTAGGTACTGACCCATTTATTTTTGAACCACTCAATCTTATAATTAAATTATCTGGTATCTCGTTAGGGTCAACTGCAAGAATATATTGTCGTTCTTGAGTAGGCAACCAATGTTTAGTGTTAGGTGTTAGCTTACACACTTCAAATATTTTTTTCAAATGCTCGACACTTTGAATATCTCCTGCGTCATGCCACCTAAAATAATCTTCACTAATTTGTTTCGCCATTGCTTCAACCCACAATGGATGATTGATTGCTTCAAGTCTTTTATATTGAACCTCCTTAATTTTTGGATACCTTGTATAATTATTTCTTTTAGCATAGCAACTGAAACATGGTGTTCCCTCAATTTTAGATAGTTTCCACCCTGTTTGGCATTCCCAAGCTGGTAGGCTATAAGATTTGCCTGGCATTTTACTCGTTCTCGTTAAGCTTTCAGTAATTTTCTTTGCTTCTTTAATTAACATTATTCCTCACTTTCAATTTCAAATTTTCTAAAATCAAACCAATCTTGAAATTCTTTTAAACTCCAATCATTCATTGATTTCATAAATTCATCATTTTCTTTTATAGCTTCTTCCCATGTTATAGGTTTCCCACTTTCCTTTGCGTTATAATGAAAATCTTCTGTATAATCAAACGCACTTGCGTATTCTAAAAACATTTTTTTATTGTATTTTGTCA